GTGGTATCCGGTTGACCTGACGGGTGAGTATCGCATACGCATCCTTCGCCAGCGGGACTTCAACTCGCTTAAGAGTTATCCCCAGGCGGCTGCCGTGCGATCAAAAACGAGCGACGGCAGCGATGGTCAGCGGTTTGAGCTGCTGGTATGGCCCAAGCCGGATGATGCGTACACGCTTTCCTATAAGTACCACGCAATCCAGGCGAAGCTCACAACTTCCAATCCCTATCCGCTTGGGGGGCAGATGCACGCCGAGACGATTCTTGAAAGTTGTCTGGCAATTGCCGAGCAGAGAATGGAGAATCAGTCTGGCGTTCATTCGCAGAAGTTTGTCGAGCGGCTAACTGCCTCGGTGGCCCATGACAAGCTCTACAACACCCCGGAACGTGGTGGTTACAACGCTGATCGCAGCGATCATGGTTACATGAGCGAGAATGAATTCCGCAGGTACTTTGGCGATATCGTCGATTATGACGGCGCAACTTTCTATGACACCAATCCATAGGTAAAGAAATGAGTAGTTCATACAGTTGGGTTAGCGGGGATGTCTCACTTACTGATGCTATTGGTACGACCCCGCAGTTGAGTTTCAGGGGTTTCCGCAAGGGGTATGTTTATGTCCCGAACGGGAGCAGTATTACAGGTCTTACCTGGTATGCCTCTGCCACCGACAGCGGTGACTTTGAAGCGTGCCACGATGGCAGTAGTGCCATTACCAGTACAGTAGCGGCTGACCGTGCTGTGCCGCTTCCCTCCGGTTTGGAGGGGGCTGCTTATATCAAGGCGGTAGGGAATGCCGCTGGAACCGTCAAGTTCAGTTTTATCTCATGACTTTAGGAGTAAACGGAAATGTCAGGACACAATCTTCTTCAACAGATCTCAGAGACTTTGGAACTGGAAGTTCTTGACCCGGGCAGCGGGGGAACCATTCCGGCAGATCGCAGCTTTGGCGTCTGCTCGGTTGTTACTACAGCCTCAGAAGCTCGCAAGGTCGGATCTCCTCAACGTGCTGGTATCGTAATGACCGTCTGCCTCAAGACCGATGGCGGCGATCTGGCTATTACTAGTGCTGGTGGCGAAATCCTGAACTCCGGTTCGGGTACTGAAACAACCGCCACGATGGCTGATGCCGGTGATGTGCTGGTTCTGGTCAGCGTCAGGAAAGGTTCCAATATCGTCTGGGCTATTCTTGCAAATCACGGGGCAGCCTTGAGCTAACCATGGCACGTCGCCGCACCAAATTTGATATGCCTTTTCCCATGGGCGGTTTGGTCGAGACATTTGCCTACGAGAATCAGCCTCGCGGAACAACTGTTGATTGCCAGAACATGAGAGCATACGACCCCTCAACGGGTCGTATGCGTGGCGCTCAACGGGCGGGAACTGCGAAGTATAACTCGGGGCGAACTGCTGACGACCAGGTCCAGGAGATGGGGCACGTTGTTGCCCGGGATGTTCCCTCGTCCCAGGCGGAGGTTGGTGCGCGGACCGTGACCGCCTATGCGGTCACGTCCGGTACGGTTGTCACGTTCACCACATCGGGTTTCACGACCGCTACCAATGGCGGAAGTGCCTTGTCGGGGACACCGCCGGTCGTTTTCTCCGCAGAACTTTTTGGGGTGGTCTATTTTGCAGACGGCACAAACGAGAAGAAATGGACTGCCAGTACCAACACGGTTGCGACCTGGAGTGCCAGCCCGGGAACCCTTCCTACCAGTGGCTCAAACAAGCCTCGCCTGATCGAGACATGGCGCAGTCGCATCGTGGCAAGTGGTATCAGTGCGGATCCTCACAACTGGTTCATGAGTGCTGTAGGGGATGCGGATGACTGGGATTACTCTCCCTCGACGACCGTGGCTACCCAGGCGGTAGCGGGAAACAACACGGATGCGGGGAAGAGTGCTGACGTGATTAATGGGATGTGTCCCTATTCCGATGATGTTCTGATCTTCTTTGGTGATCACTCCATTCACCAGATGACGGGTGATCCTGCCGAGGGTGGCCGGATTGACCGGATCAGTGACACAATCGGGGGTGCATGGGGACGGGCCTGGACAAAGACGCCTGATGGGGCGGTTTACTTTTTTGGTTCCAGGGGTGGTGTTTATCGGATGTCTCCGGGGAATCCTCCGCAGGACATCACTCAGGATGGCTTGCGCGAGAGATTTGCCACGTTGAATATGAATACGATTCTTGTTCGCCTGGCATATAATGATCGGGAGAAGGGGATCCATCTGTTCCTGACTCCGCTGGATGGCAGTGCCACGATCAATTATTTCTATGATATTCGGGGTAACAGCTGGTGGCCGGATGTGTTTACCACGGCAGGACAGAATCCCACGTCGATCCATATTTACGATGGTGACGCCGCAGCAGACAGAACTGTGCTGATGGGAGGGCAGGACGGTTACATTCGGAAGTTTGATTACACGCCATCCAAGAATGACGATGGTGTGGCGATCAACAGTTACGTGTGGCTGGGGCCGATTCAACTACAGAATCGGCCCAAGGTTATGCTTACCGAACTGAAGCCGTCGATGGCCACGGGGACTGACGGGGTGACATTTAATGTTTACGCGGCAGAGACTGCGGAGGCTGCCAAGGCGGGGTCGAGTAAGTTTACCGGCACCTGGTCAGCGGGCAGGGGCAAGTCAGAGCGCCGGAGGGTGACAGGTCATGATCTATTCATCAAGCTCAGTAACGCGACAGTGAGTCAGGACTGGGCTTATGAATTCCTAGGGGTAGAACTTGACTCGGTAACTGGTCCGAGAGAGAGGCAGTGGTAATGGGATTAAATGGTTTAGTTAAAAATGCTGCACGGGAGCCAGGTCAATGTGCTCGTAGTCGCCGTAATGCCCAGCAACTGGCTACGGCACCACCGGAATTGAATCCAACATCAGGTCAAATAATGATAGAGATTTTTGCTGATGATGGTGCAAGACCGGCATACGGGAATGCTGGCAGGCTAATCTTTGTGGTCGATACGGGCCAGTTGCAGCTTGATACCGGTGATGAGTGGTCAACACATTAAGAGGAGAAGACTGTGGCGAAGAAGCGCATGAAACGTGGATACCATAAGTGACCGAAGAATCGCAAGAGTCACCCAGTTGGGGTGAAGCACCGCAGGAAAAGGAGTAAGAAATAATGCCGACAGTAGGACGAGGAAAAAGTAAAAAGAGCTTTTCATATTCAGCTAAGGGCAAGAAAGCTGCCAAGCGATACGCAAAGAAAACCGGTAAGAAGGTTACCCGAGCAAAGAAAAGGAGTTACTGATGCCAGGTCCGAATGATCCGTTTAGTGCTGCGAATGTTGAGGCGATGCGTAAGGCAGGTCGCCTGAAAGATCCGTTCAATATGCCTCCTCGCAAGCCACCGAGTCGATTGCAGCAGCTTGCAGGCACGATAGGTCAGGTGGCTAGTGGTGTTATGAATTCACCAACAGGAGAACCACTACACCATATGCGGCCGCCTCGCCTTGCGGGTCTTGAGCGTGACCTGCTTACGGGTGGACCAAGCCCGAGAGATCTTCTCCGGCAACTGGCAGCGAGGGCACAGGCTGTTCCCGGTCAGTTTCAGCATCAGCGAGAGGCTGCTCGGATTCGCCGTGAGCCTGGTGTGGAAGGTCTGAGTCCAGCTGATATAGAGAGAATTGTCGGGCAGAGCCAAGGGCCATATGGCCCTGGGCGATAACTTAAGCCAGAGGAGCTATTAAATGACATCCCCATATCCCCCCGGTCATAAGCCTAAAAAGAAGGCTGATCCGTATTACTACACGGATAAGGATGGAAACCAGAAGTTAAGGCCCATTCCGAGTGATTGGCAAGGGCCATGGCCCCCCAATCAGAATAATCAGCCCAAGCCTGGTGACGGCATCCCCGGCATGGGTGGCGACATGGGTGGCATGATGGGCACGCAGGGGCCGCAGCCCCAAGCGCAGGGTGGTACGGGCGGAGGCGGTGGTGGTGTTAAGCAAAATTTGGATGAATATGAGATGGGGCCAGACGGGAAGTGGAAAGCGAAAACTGGTGGCAGAGCAGTACAACCCGGAGAACAGGCACCGAACGTTGATATGTTCGCGCAGACAGGCCCAAGTCAGTCTCAGAGGAGGCCGACGGCGCTTATTAATTATCCTGGTACACACGGTGAAAGAACTGGCACCCATCACGAGAGAACATTTGAGCAGGGTAGTGGTCAGCAGGGTGGGCAGATGGGTGGGATGCAGGCGGGTACGCAGATGCCACAGACCATCGGCGGTATGCAGCAGATGGGTGGTGGCGGCATGATGGGTGGCATGGGCGGTGGCGGCATGGGTGGCGGTCCCGTCCCGGATCAGGATCGCATGGGCGGCGGCGGTGGCGGACAGCAGCAAGGCGGCTGGAAGGCCGGAGATATCGAGGGAGGCTTCCCGGCTGGCCAAGGTTTCCCAGGCGGGGCGGATCAGTTGTGGCCAGCCCCCTCCGGGGGGCGTCAAGCGACGCTGGCTGAGAGAAATTTCCGTGGCCCTGCGGGTCGCATCGCAGGCCCAGGTGGTGGTACAGGCGGCGGCATGGGCAGGCAGGCCGGCCCCGGCAGCGGGCCTGGTGGCGGAATGGGTGGTGGAATGGGTATGCCACCGCAGGGCGGTGGCCCCGGTCAACAGGGTGGGGGTGGTCGGGTATATCGCATGAACCCTGGACAAGCCAATCAGATGTTTGGCGGTGGCACGCAGGGGCCATCGCCGGAGCCTGATTGGCAGGCACAGGGTGGCCCCGGTGGTGGTATTAAGCAAAATTTGGATGAATATGAGATGGGGCCAGACGGGAAGTGGAAAGCGAAAACTGGTG